TGCTGCATGTACTGGGCGTTCCAGTACTGGGGGTCGATCGACGCCTTTGTCGCCTTGAGGGTGGCCAGCGGCCACTGCTCGGGCCACAGGGACTTCTCGTTCTCCGTGTCCTCGTGCAAGATGGCCGGAAGCTCCACGATCTCCCATGGCTCGGACTCCGGGTTCTTGGCCTGATAGTCGATCAAGCGCCCGGTCAGGTCCAGCTTGCCCCAGCGCGTCATCACGATGATGATCGCCCCGCCCGGCATCAGTCGCTGGAGCGGGCCCGTCTGGAACCAAGACCACGCAGTGTCGAAAGCCAGCCGTGAGTTGGCCTTGACGTCCTGCTCCGAGTGAGGATCGTCAATAACGAACAGATCAGCACCACGACCAGCAAGAGCGCCTCCTACGCCTGCGGCGTAGTATTGGCCCCCGGCTGAAGTGCTCCACTTGCCTGCCGCTTTCTGGTCATCGGCTACCAGCGTTCGGGGGAAAAGGCCATGGTAATCCTCGTCAGCGAGCAAATTTCGCACCCGTCGGCCGAAATCTTCCGACAAACCGGCTGTGTGGGTGCCCATGATGATCTTCTTCTCGGGGAAATTACCCAAAAAGAAGGCCGGAAACAGGTAAGAGCTGAATTCGGACTTGCCCATACGCGGCGCGATGTTGATGATCACCCGTTTTTTGGTTCCGGCGATCACTTCCGAGAAGATTTTGGCCAGTTTTCTGTGGTGGGGGCCTATTTTGAAGCCCGGATACACCGCTTTGGCGAACTCGATCATGTCCGACCGGGACAAGTTCTTCTGCTTGTGGGCCTGCGCCTTGTCCAGCAGCTCCAACGCCTCCAGCTTCTCGGCCGCTGTCAGCTTGCCAAGGTTTTTGAACAGCGCTTGCGCTTGCTCAGGCGTCAGTGTGGCTGTTGTCATCAGGCGTTGGGGGTGTGGTGGGGATTTCGGTGATGTCCGTCACGTCAGCGTCGGACACATCCATGAACTTGGCCAGCTTTTCCTTGAGGCGCTTGTCGATCTCGTCCTCGGTCATGTCCGTTTTCTTGACCTCGATCTTGTCGGTGAACAGCCCCACCTCCGTGACCTTGCCCAGTAGGCCGAGCGCCTTCAAGCGGATGTTGGCGTTGGCGTTGGTAGTCTCCTCGACCAGCTTGGCCACCGTGTATCCCCGAAGTTCCTTGGCCTGCTCGATGAACTCCCAGTCGTAGGCCGTCAGCATGCCCGTGATGTGGCGCACAGCTTCCGGCGTCTTGAGCTGGACCAGCGCAGCCTTCTGCTCGGTCGTGTCGGTGTTGGTGGTCAGGGCCTGAAACGCCTTGCGTGCGTCAGCCTTCTCAAGTTCGTCAATCACTTCGTCGTCCGGGGGCACGCCCAGCTCCTGCAACCAACTGGCCGTGGTTACCTGCGCGGCCAAGACTTCTCCCGGCTCGGCGTCGGCCAGTCTCGTCATGATCCCGGGCGGTGTTGGCTCCGGGTTGAATTGCACCAAGTGTTCAAACATATTGCGTAGGCCGTGTAACCTCGTTGCGCGTAATGTACACCTATTTTCAAAACAAGTGGTGTGTCCAGAGTTTGACAGAGGTTCCTTGGGATTTTTTTAAAAATTGGGGGTAGTCAGTTTCCACGCAAAAAGTGTCTAAGTTTTTACAAACTGCTGGGAGCGGGTGGGAAACAGTGTTCATGCGGACTAGCCTTGTCTGTCACACAAAGGCTTGGTGGGGGGTGGGTGGGGTCGCCACACCAGAGCCCAGCCCCCGAATACCCCCTACTTTCACCCCCATCCGTACAGTAGAGGCATCGGTTAGGGAATTAGCCCGAGTCGATCTGGGGAGAACGGTTCTCCCCAGTCATCAACCTTTAGGAGAATGCAACATGAGTAAAGCAATCAACGTCAAAGCCATCTACGCCGTGTTCAACGATGCGGACAACATGTCCGCCAGTTTTGCGGAACGGCTAATGGCCCTTGGCATCGACAGTCGTGCAGCGGCCAAGCCGTTCGCAATGGATTGGGCAGCGGCCAAGTACAACGTGGCCATTGTCGAGGGTCAACGCGGGGCAAAGCTTCCACGTGATAGCGCGGCCGAGAAAGCCATGAACCGGGTCTTGTCGGTGTGCTACCCGTCGGTTGACTTGCCCAAAAAGCCAGTCACCCATTTGCAGGTTGCCGTGAACAAACGCAAAGTCAGCGCCATCGTTGACGTGTGCGCTGGTCTGACCAAGGCCGAAGTCGATGCGTTGCTGCGCGCTGTCCGCGAGTCGCTGTCATTCGAATAAGTTGCGGACAAGTTGTCCGCGAGTTTCCCTGCAACGGTGTCAGCATGGTGCTGGCCCGTTGTTCCTTCCCATGTCAACCGGAGTTTCAACCATGTTCACCATCATCGCCCGTGACTGCGGCATCGACCGCACATACCCTTGCTACACCTACGGCGAGGCCGAGTTCCTGTTCCAAGCCCTTAGCTCTATCGCCCGCCGTGTCGAGTGCTGGAAAGGCACATCCCTCATCCTGACCTACGACAACACTTGAGTCAACGCTCTCAGCCTTGCGTGCAGGGTTGAGGGGGCAATCTCGCCCATCATCTGGAGTACCAACCATGACACACCAAAACCGCTACACCATCACCATCAAGAACACCGAACGCGCCAAGCTGCGCGAGCTGCGCGAGGACTACGTCCGTCTTGCCACCGACAAGGCATACAAGCGCCGCGTGATCGAAGAGGCCCGCACACGCGACAACGCGTGGACTGAACTCAAAGGCACTACTCGCCCTCTGCGTATTAAGTGAAACAACTTGCGGACAACTTGTCCGCAAGTTGTTGTGGAGAAGTCCCTAAAAAGGCATACCCACCATGTCCCACCGTTTACACCCCCAGTGCAGCGCATCTGGGCGTCCGCCAAGCCAATGTTTATGCGGTGTCCAGCGTATACCCACCTAAGCACCTATATATAAATATAAGATTTTCTCTAGATATATATATATACGTGTGCAAGTGGGTATACTTTCGTGCGTTTGTTTGGTTTGGCTAAAGCTTTTCCAAAATGCTGGGTATCGTGGGTAGGTTACTGCACAAGTGGCGTAAACATTGGCTTCCAAGCGTCCCACCACATACGTCATCGCCCGAGAATCAGTGGGTATACTGTCCACGAGTTACACACAATCATGGAGTTTCCAATGGAACACAACGACAATTTTCACCTTGCACCTGCCCGTGCGCACGATGGCAAGGCCCTCAAAGCAGCGGCGTTCTGCCCTGACTGTCAGACGGTCAAGCCCTTGCCCGAGTTCAAACGCTACCTCACAGGCGGGGAGCTTGCGGCCCAAGGCTACACCTCTGGCGCAAAGGTCGAGATCGAGACGGCCAAGTGCCGATCATGCAGGCCCAAGCGCAAGCCCGTGCACAGGCTCAACGCCGCTGAGCTGAAGAACCGTGCGGCCAACGGGGACATCAAGCCCTACGTGGCGCAGCAGATCATGCAGGAACGCACGAAGAAGGCGCGTGCTGCGCAGCGTGCGGGGGCCATCAAGTCCTATCTGGCCAAGGTCAAGGCCAAGTGGACGCCCATCTTGGCCGGGTTCCAAGCCGAGGTCATGCCCGTGCGCCACCAGATCAAGTACGAACGCGCCCGAAACCCGGACAGCCCGTTGATGGCCTTCCTCACCGCGTACCAAACGATGCTGCAAGAGACCGCATCCCTGCTCAAGTTCCATCACATACGCTTGAAGCCTTCGATGCCCGAGAAGGACCGACCGGACTGGCAGCAGTACGTTCCCAAGCCCCAGCGTGCGAAGCTGGAGGCCCTATGGCATGCCGTACCCATGGACAAGCGCCTGAAGGTGCGCGTGCCTGCGCTGTTCACCTACCGCATAGCGGAAAACCGGGAACATTCATCAAATTCTGTTTCGTAACTTGCGGACATTTTGTCCGCAAGTTCAACCGCCGCCAGTCGGCCACTGGCAAACAACCTATGGAGAAGCAACTATGACAATCAAACGAGTAGTTACCCGAGACTTCGGTGATACGTACACCGTGATGTTTGAAGGCACGCGTGCACAGTGCCGGGCCTTCATTCTCGGCCGTTGGGGCCACTGGCCCCCGTTTGCTGCCATCACGCAGCGCACAGGCAACTTCCACCACATCACATTTTAAGGAGAAGCAACATGAACCTCAACGACATGCCCATCACAATGGACGAACCCGCACCAACCAAACCAACACCCAACCAGACGATGGCGTTTGTGCTCATGCACAACGTGATGAATGCCTTCATGGAGCAAATGGAGCAGGTCATCGCCATCAAAGTCGCCAATGCACTCGACGAGCTGCTGGCCAACCGCAACGCGCTCAAGCTCATGGACGAGGAGATGCACAAACAGATCGAGACCATGATCGAGAACCGCATGCTCGACCACGAGGGCAGCCATGAGCACTTGGACGAAGAACACATTGAGCAGCTCGCCGCTGACACCGCACGTGAGACGCTGAAAGAGTACGCCAGCACGCAAGAGGGCTGGGTCACCAAGGACCAAGTGCAGGACATCATCACCGAGCAGATGGACGAAGAGCTCGACAACATTGACTGGGACGAGAAGGTCAAAGACGCTATCCGTAACCTGTTGTGAGGAGATGGCCATGCACCACGAGCTGGACAAGACCATCGAGTCAAT